GAGATTGGTTCAACTTATAGTGATGTGGTAGTTCCTTTAAAATCTGAATCACAAATTATTGATAGGCTAACTACTTGGTTCAATAAAAAGTATAGTATGGCAAATGGAGAAAGGAATAGTAATCTTTTTAAGTTTGCAATGAGTTTAAATGATTTTGGCATTAGTCAAATAACTTCATCTAATCACCTGCTTAAATTTGCTGAAAAAGATTTTAATGGCAATGAGATACAAGACTTGGTTAATAGTGCCTACAAGCGTGGTAAAAATACCTTTAGCACAAAGTTTTTTGAAGATAGCAACACTAAGTCACATATTCAAAAACAAATATTAAGTGGCAAACGAATTGAACAAATCAAGACTAACCTAGAAAGAGCATCTAATCCACACGAAATAGAAACGATTGAGAGGGTGAAGGAATCAATGGAGGTGGATGACTTTTGGAATGTATCAGATAAGGGTAAAATTTCTTTAAGCCCTCTTAAATTTAAGAAATGGTTAGAGCAAGAAAACTTCATGAAGTATTATCCTGCAGGCGGTAATACTTATACATTCATAAAAAGACAAGGTAATTTTATTGAGGAAACAAATGAGAAGCGAATAAAGGATTTTGTTTTAGAATACTTACTTGCCAATGATAAAATAGGGATTAAGCCATACGATTACATTGCAGGCAACCCTCAGTTCTTTACTCCAAACTATTTATCCTTTCTAAAGTCGGCAGATATTAAAATGAAAGAAGATACTCAAACAGAGTGCTTTATTTATTATGAAAACTTAGCCCTAAAGATTACCGATAACAAGACTGAAAAGATAGACTATCTAAATTTAGATGGATACGTTTGGAAGAATCAAATTATTAATAGAACCTACACAGACACCGACCATCACGAGGCAATATTTAGAGAGTTTATCTGGTTAATTAGCGGTAAGAATAGAGATAGATACAATACTTTTAAATCAGTTATTGGTTATCTATTGCACACCTTTAAGACCTCAGCAAATAACAAGGCTATTATTTTCAACGATGAAACAATAAGCGAGAATCCTAATGGCGGAAGCGGCAAGGGTGTGTTCTGGAATGCCATCTCTAAGATGAAAAAGGTTAGCATGATTGATGGTAAATCCTTTGAGTTTACAAAAACTTTCCCATATCAGACAGTTAGCACCGATTGTCAAGTACTGGTATTTGATGACGTTAAAAAGAACTTTACATTTGAATCATTGTTTAGTTTAATTACTGAGGGGATAACTATTGAGTACAAAGGTCAGGATGCAATTAAGTTACCAATCCAAAAAAGTCCTAAAATATTAATTACTACTAACTACACGGTAGGCGGTGTAGGTGGTTCATTTGAACGCAGGAAGTTTGAGGTTGAAATGAGCAGCTATTTTAATTCAAACAATACACCATTAGACCATTTCGGTCATTTATTATTTGATGATTGGGTTGATGAAGAATGGGCAAGGTTTGATGCTTATATGGTTAACTGCTTGCAGTACTATTTAAAGAATGGTTTAGTTAATAATGAGTTTGGAAACCTTTTAACCAGAAAGTTTATTGTTGAAACTGCACACGAGTTTTTTGAATGGACCAAAGAAGGAAACATTAAACTAAACGAAAGGCTTTACAAGGGAACTATATTTGAAGATTTTGTAAATGAGTATCCAGACTTTAAAAAGTTTCTAAGTCAAAAGAAATTTAAGAAGTGGTTAGAACTCTATGCCATATTTGTTGATGCAAAATATACAGAAGGTCGAGGCGTGGATGGTAGATATTTTCAGCTTTCAAAAGATATTATTGAGCCAATGTTTAAAACCGAAGTTCCTTTTTAATTATGTTTGAATTAAGAGATTACCAACAAATTGCAGTTAATAACGGCAATGAGATATTAAAAGCCAATGGCATATTAATATTAAACTTTGAAGTTAGAACAGGCAAAACTCATATTGCTTTGGCTATTGCAAGTGATTATCGAAATACTTTATTTGTCACTAAAAAGAAAGCGATAAGCAGTATTGAATCAGACTATCAAACGGCTGAACATTGCAATAAGCTAACGGTTATTAATTACGAGCAACTAAGTAAATACAAAGCAGAGTATGACTTAGTAATATTTGATGAATCTCACGGACTAGGAGCGTTCCCAAAGCCAAACAAAAAGATTAAAGAGGCGGCTAATGTTTGCTTAAATGGATGCGATGTTATTTTAATGAGTGGAACGCTTATGCCTGAATCCAATGCTCAGATATTTCATCAACTATGGGTAAGCAGTTATAGCCCATTCAAAGATTATAAGAACTTTTATAGGTGGTTTGAATCATTTGGTAAGCCTAAACTAAAATATACATCATACGGCACTTGTAATGATTACAGCGATGTTAGTTACGATAAGATAAGACCTTACATTGAGCCGATAATATTAACTAAAACACAGGGCGAAGCGGGGTTTGTTAGCGAAATAGTGGAGCAGGTGCATACGGTTATAATGCAGCCAAGTACTTACAATGTAATTACCAAGTTAAAGAATGATAAAGTAGTTGAAGGTAAGAATGGAGTAGTTCTGGCAGATACGGCAGTAAAAGAAATGCAGAAACTACACCAACTATACAGCGGCACAATAAAGTTTGAAGATGGTAGTAGGTTTGTATTTGATGAAACAAAGTCTAAGTTCATAGCACAAAAGTTTAAGAATAAAAAAATAGCCATATTTTATAAGTTCATTGCTGAACTAGAAGCAATCAAACGGCATATTGATGTAACAGATAATATACATGAGTTTAATACAACCGATAAAAACATAGCTTTGCAGATAGTTAGTGGCAGGGAAGGGATAAACCTAAGCGCAGCGAGTGCGATTGTTTATTACAACATTGATTTTAGCGCAGTAAGTTATTGGCAGAGTAGAGATAGGATGACCACAAAGGATAGAGTTAAAAGTAATATCTATTGGATATTTTCTCATAAAGGGATAGAGCAGCAAATTTATAAATCAGTAATGAATAAAAAAGATTTCACACTTCAAACTTTTAAGAAATGGCATCAAAACACCAATCAAAGATTATAAAGAAAATGGAAGCAGATGGATGGTATGTGGTTAATCTTATCAAAACAAATAAGAACGGCATCCCAGACTTAATGTGTCTAAAGGATGGTAAATGTGTTTTCATTGAATGCAAAGAATACACCGACACGCTAAAGCCATTACAAAAATTTAGGATTGAAGAACTAAACAGAATGGGGTTTACTGCTTATGTGGATAAGGCTGAAAAAATTAAATAAGTTACATATTAAATATTTATTTATACTTTTGTAATACACTACTAATGAATAAAGCACAAATCATAGAGGCTATCTACAAAGATGCTGCTTACCGAAACGTATGCAGAAACATTGCCTCACTTGCTTTATTTGAAGACTTGTTTCACGAGGTTATAATTAATCTGCTCGATATGCCTGATGAGAAAATACTCGAGGCTAAAGAAAAAAAATATTTAAAGTTCTTATTCGTAAAAATTGCACACAACTCTTGGAACTCGAAGCATTCGCCATTTTACCGCAAGTATAGGCACAATGACCAAACCGAGAGCATAGACTTGTTGATTGGTTTAGAAGGTGACTTAGACCCTGAACTAGAAAATAGGGAAGATGTGTTCCAAACCTTCACCCAAGAAGTAAAAGACAAGATTGATTCCTTAGATTGGTATGACCAAACATTATTGAAGTTATACATAGACATTGGCGAGTTCAGGAAGATATCAGTAATGACTGGCATTAAATACGGAGCAGTCCAATACACGATACAAAAAACAATTAAAAAACTAAAACTTGAAAACTATGACAGATTTAAAAACTTTTCTGATTCTTACAACACTTAGTGCATCCTTCGGGATTGGTGCAAGTGATTTTTTGACTAACATTTACGGCAAACTTTTTGGGGAGCAACTACCTAAACCTTTCGGATGTTCTTTTTGTATGGCGTTTTGGGGCGGTTTAAGCTACTCTTTATATTCAAGCAATGGATTTGTTGATTCGTTTATGATTGGGTGTGCTAGTAGCGTAATGAGTGCTTTTATTTCTAAATACCTAAACGTATGAATCAAGAACAATACGAAAGACTAAAGCCATTTAAAGAAAGATGGTTGACCTTTAAAACAAATCACGCAATGAAGTGGAGCGGTTTAGAGATATTAGCATTCCAACAAGCGCACAAAGATTTGTTCGGATACGTGACTGCAAACATTCACTGCGGTAATTGCCAGAACGAATTAATTCACAAAGTATTCAACGCCTTTGAAGATTATGAATCTAAAATTTAAACATTCAGGAGCAAGTGGAGATATTCTCTACGCTATGCCTGCCATTCAAAAAGCCTGCGAGATACACGACAAAGAGGCGATTCTTTACATAAACGTAAACGCACCTAACTTAGGTACGAACCCTGCGTTCAAACACGCTTACGGAGATGTGATGCTAAACGATTACGCTTACAAGATGCTCAGACCTTTGTTAATGGAGTTTGACTTTATTTACGATGTGTTGCCTTATAGGAATCAGAAAGTAGATTACGACCTAGACAAGTTCAGGAGTATAGGAATGAATTTGGCAGCCTACGATATAAAACGATGGTATGCTTTAGCCTTTCCTGAATTAACAAATGTAAACTACTCAGAGCGTATATTGCACATTGATACTATGCCAAGTGATTACATAGTGGTAAATAGAACTGAACGCTATCAAAACCCAAACATTGACTACACTATTCTAAACGACCTTAAAGAAACAATCTACTTTACAGGTTCAACTGCCGAGTATTCTCAATTTAGTCAAAAAGTTAACTGCAAGTATTTAGCAGTAGAAAACTTCTTAGACTTAGCACGAATTATAAACAACTCAAAGTTATTTATCGGTAATCAATCAATGAACTTTGCTATTGCTGAATCGTTAAAATGTAGGCGAGCATTAGAGATATGCTACTATGCACCCAATGTAATACCTGCGGGTGGAGAATATTACGAGTTATGGAATACTGAAGGATTAATTAATGCAATAAAATGAAAATACTACTAGTCACAGGTCAAAAAATAATGGGTGGCGAATATCACAGATTAATCGTTCCACATTCTAAGATGCACTTGCACGGACACGAGGTCAGCCAAATGGCAAGCATCGACCACGTTCCTGAATCGCAGCTATCTCAGTTCGATTTAATTATTGCGAGCAGGTCAATCTCAAGAATAGGCAACGAAGAAAACGTATGGAAGATTCTAAAACGATTAGGCATTCCCGTAATAATAGATACGGATGACCATTACCAGTTAAGCGATAGCCACGTTCTAAAAAAAGAATGGAAACTAAACCATAGGGCAGAGGCATTGATTTACAACTTTAGCCAAGCGGATGCGATTATGGTTACAACACCTTACCTCAAGTATGTGGTGTCGCAGTTTAACAAAAACGTAGAGGTTTTTCCAAACACTATCGACTTTGAACAACCTCAATTCATACCGAACCCTGAGATACAAGCAATGAAATCTGAGTTGGTAAACATTGGGTGGAGTGGTTCAGTAACCCACCTAGAAGATTTGCAACTAATCGAAGGCGAAATCCTATCTTTGAATAAAAGCCCTTACAAAGATTACAAGTTTATGCTTGCAGGATTCTACGATGGTGATTCGATTTGGCACAAGTACGAAAAGATATTTACTTCAAACTACATCCTAGATGACAATAATTACGGAAGGATAAATGCAGCAGATGTTTACAGCTATGCACAAGCGTATAATTTAATGGACATTGGATTGATTCCTTTAAGATACAACGAGTTCAACAGAGCAAAGTCTGAATTAAAGATGCTTGAGATGGGTGCATTCGGTTTAGGTGTAATCGTTTCGGATGTGGAATCGTATCAATGGATGAGCAAACACGGCAAGAATTGTTTAGTGGCAGGTAAAAAGGATTGGTACAAATCAATGCGAAGATTGATTGAAAACCCTGAGTTAAGAAAAGACTTAGGCAGTCAACTAAAAGAAGATGTTATGCAAAATAGCAATGAAGCGTTATGGCGTAAGTATCGAATGGAATACTACGAGAGTATTATATCGAGCAAATAATATATTTATAGATATGGGAAAGAATAAATACATAGAAACGCCAGAGAAGATGTGGGAACACTTTGAGGCTTATAAGACAGAGGTTAAAAGTAATCCAAGAAAGAAGCACGTATTTGTAGGAAAGGATGGAGTAAGCGATTATGAACTATTGGAAAGACCTCTCACTTTAGATGGGTTTGAGTGCTATTGTTACGATAACGGCATAATAAGCGATTTAAGCCAATATTTTGCAAATACTGAACAAAGGTACACCGATTATCAAACTATCTGCTCACGCATACGCAAAGCTATCAAGGATGACCAAATTCAAGGCGGCATGGTTGGGCAGTATAACGCAAGCATAACTCAGCGACTAAATGGTTTGACAGAGAAGGTTCAGAACGAGCAAAACATTAACATCAATAAAATGCCTGATTGGTTAAAATCACCTATCGAGAACAATGAGGTTTAATCCTAACTTAGTTCATATTGATAATACGTTTAAGGTAGACCGAAAAAGAATAGCAATACTTCAAGGCGGGAGTAG